CGCGTTGGCACATAGACTAGGCCTTCGGGTAGGAGAGAATCCTTATGAGGGAGGGGTTGATCCTGTTCATGTGAAGAATTCATATCACTATCGTAGCTTTAAAGAGAAATACCACGGCAAGAGGCTAGGAGAGGCAATTGATGTTTCTGGTTCTCCTAAACTTATGGGACAGTATTACAGACTACTAGCGGGAGGACGATGAGAAAACTTGACCCAAATAACCCCAGAAGAGGATTTAGGTTCAGACCTAATGTAAAACTAAACACATCTCAAATTCAAGACAGACGTAGCAAAAGCATGGAGGGCAGATTCCTTCCCCCTGGAAAAGCTTGGCCTTCAAGATATAGCGATGTTTATCAAATGCAGGATTACATGAGGGGGCATGGTGGCGCTGCACAAATGCTTGTAAAACTTGCTGACAAAAGGCGTAAAAGATGAGAAGAATAGATCGAAATACGAGCAGTGGGACAGCGGCCTCTAGGAGAAGTCATACCGGGGCTGCTCAAATTCTTCGACCTAAATCTCCAGCCCCCCACATTTCCGGCAAACACCTTCTAGTTCAATTGGCAGATATTGCAACAGGATTGCCAACAATCATTAATGCTGCTAGACAAGTTCATAGAGGAGGCGGGGGAAGAACGCAACTTGCTCTTGCTGCTGGAACTCCGCTTGGTGTCATGGGAAAACCGAAGTTTCCTGATTGGATGGGCCATGGAATGGTAGTTGGTCGTAGAGAAAAAACTGGAATTCATTCTTTGGACAGAGCGCCTGGTATTCAGGCTACAAACTTTATTGCTGATCTAGCAGAAAGAGGGGGAGTGACTGCATTTGATAAGGCACATCCCCGTCTAAGCCCTTCATATCCAATTGCAAAAGAACGAAGACTCCTAGGCTATGGACCTCCTGGTGGTAGTTTTCTAGATCATCTGGCACGTCTTAATGACCCTGAAGCAGGGAAAGCTTTTGTCCAATGGATGATGCTACATCACTACAAGAATCCTAATTAGAAGTTAATTCTAATAATCTGACCTGTAGCAAAGCCGAAGCTTCTGCATCCCCATCCAGATGCACATGCAGTTCCCCAACCAGATCCAGACTGCGAGAAGTACAAAGTGCAACCGTATCCACCGCAACCTGCCGACTGTCCAGTGTTTCCTAGGGTTCCAGAAACATTGCAATACAGAGCAGGACTACCGTGCGTACAGTAGACATAGACTGAGGCAGTTTGAGCTTTTCCTTTTACATCAGCACCATCATGCGGTCCTGCTGAAGCAGAGACAGAGAATGAGAGTGCAGCAATAATAGCCAGTAGTAGAACAAATCTTTTCATAATTTGATTATACACCTTTCTCTAGTTCTTTGTAATACTTTCGTACTAGGCCCATAAACAAAGTACGCGGCCAACCCCTGCCAGGATCGGTGTGATCGCCACCAAAAGCCTTAGAACACTCGGCATGGGTTGTCACCCCTTTTAGGCCTTTCTTGAGCAGGTCTGACGTGAGGAAGACAGGAGGGACATTGAACTTGTGACAATGTAACGCTGTTTTGTAGGCCGCTCTTTGTAGTGTTTTGTAATGAGACTTCCAGATAACGAAAGACCACTTCGCAAACCCGCATTGCTCGATATGAAAACCGTGCTCATTAGCGCCGGGAGCGCCACGCGGAATGTCGTCGTTGGTAAGGCAGCGGTAACAGTCGGAATCGTCAACGACAAGGTGGGTGTATCCAGCAGTGCTTGTATGAAAATAGTGAGCGATGGCACGGGCCGTTCCACCTTCTGTATCGTGTAGGACGATATACCGGATCTCTTCCGGATTCCTGTGACCATCCAGGGGTTCTCTGAGATATTCTCGGTTGCAGGGTGCATTAATTGGAGTTGGCATTTCCTCTTAGTTTAGCACGATACCGAGCATTGCTTTCTTTTCTTTTCTCTGATTTATTCCTGCGGTAATCAGCAAGCCTTTTAGCCTCTTTGCAGACATTACATCGGCATCCTCTGTTGTTATAGGAGGCTATTCCGTGCTTTCTCTCCTGCTGCCTACTTCTGGGCTTTCTTCCGTCAGGTCTTACCTTGGGCTTATCTTCGTATTCCTCCAGAAGATGAAAATCAGCAATGCGATCTAGACCTACGCAGATCTTGTCTGCTAGGTAATAATCAGTAAACTCAGTCCTCTCAGCCTTGATGCTCCACATTCGCTTATGTGGAACGCCAGTAAGATACTCTAACTCTTTGGAGTTAAGAGTTTTGGGGATTAACTTCTTAAGGTCTGCTGTTTTAACATAGCTTGCCATGATCTACCTCCACTAGGGTAACAAAGTTTTCAATGTCTACTCGCCACTCAGCCGTTTTGCTTCTGTTCCTGAGGATGTAGGCGGGGTGCCAGATGGGAAAGACGAATGCATCTCCCAACCAAGATCGGTTAATCTGACCACGAATCTCAGAGATTTTGTACGAGGGTAGTAATGCCCTGAGCGCAGTTGCGCCCACGGCGAGTATGTAATCTGGGCGAAAAGTTGATATTTCTTTCCGAAGATAGTTCTGCGAACAAATATTTGCTTCGTCATCTGTTGGAGTTCCTTTCGGATAGCACTTCACTGTATTTGTCAGGTAACATTTCTTTAGTGGTAATCCGGCTTTTAACAACTCACTTCTTAGGAGCTTTCCTGAAGCGCCCACAAAAGGACGCCCACGACGATCTTCCTCCTGGCCCGGTGCCTCACCCAAAATCATCACGGGTAATCGTCCGGAACCTTCACCGAATACGCATACCGTCGAAGCTTCTTTATGAAGAGGACAAAGATCGCAACTAGGGTTTCTTAGGCTCTTCAAGGAGCTTAAGCGCCCTGCCGGTAGCGATCTCTCGTCCGATCTTACGGCTCCAATTATCTCGTTTTCCACACTTAGCCTCTCCGTAGGAAACTAGCTTACCCTCTTCGTCAAAGATCCAGGCCTCAGTTAGTCCCGCGTTAGGACGCGGCTGATGCCCGTTCATGTTGTCTCTGTGCTGATACCCACTCACTCCCTTATACCTTCGGAAGTGAACGATCTTGACCGAATATCCGTTAGGAACCACTCGGGTCTTCTTCAAGCTTCTCACCTCTTTCAATGGCTCTGAGCATTTCTTGTGCGTGTTTATCTGGATTGTTTCTAAGCTCGGCTGCATAAGCCTGTGCTGTTTCAGTTCCAATGGATTCATCCTTTCTATTTTCTGGAAATTTTTTGAAGACTGATGGAACAAATAACTCGTCTGCTATATCGGACGTTTTAACGTCTGGATACTTCTTCTTTTGGTCCAGTATTGCTCTGCCGATAGCTTCTTGTCTAGTCAAAGCCATGTCCCATCTTCTCGACGATCTGCTCAAGTGCGGTTGCAATCCTTACCAACTGAGTTAAAACCTGAGGATCTACTTGTAGATTTACATTAGTTATAGCACCCGGAACAGAAGGGACAGATGCATAGGTGGGATACAGAGGCGTAGTTGTTCCGAATGATGGATCTCCTGTCCTTGCCATTACATTACCTCAAAGGATCTAACGATAAACTCACCATAGGCCTGTCGTGGATTCCAGCAGATGATCGGATTAGATGCTGTCTCTCCGGGGTATACCGGGAATGTTTCCGGCATAAGATCACGCGCCTCCATGCGAAGGAGCATATCATCAGCCTCTTTCACGGAGGCAGGCATTTCCAGTTCCATTTCAAACTTCTCGCAGATTGCGTTCATAACGCGCTGCTCTGCTTCAAGATAGAACGGGCCAAAGTCAGGATGCTTCTTAATCGGACGCGCAATATCGCTCAGATATGCCTCAGAAGCATCATGTAGAAGGCCCCACTTAGCATCAGATGAAAGGCAATATTGGCTGACCAACACACTATGTTCAGCAACCGAATAGAATTCCTTAACATGGCCTGTGAATCGACACTGATTTGCCAACGCATGAGCAATGTCCTTTAGTTCGATATCGTCTGGATTGGGTTTAAACACATTGAACCACTTACCAGAAGCAAGAATAATCTCTCCAGCTTCACTCACATGGGTCAACTCAGTATGCGGGAGGGCTGAATCTGTCATTTGTGTCATGTTTTTCCTCTCTTTCTAGTACCATTTCATACGTTCTTGCGTAGCCTGCAATATCTACAATTGAATCGTGGTGTGTTGGAGTCTGCACCAGTCTGGAAATCTTCACCAACACCATGTAGAGGGAATGGTGCAAGGGACCGGAAAGGGGGTTTACGCCTAGGGCATTAGCAGCACCTACAACCTTTTGAAAGTCATCGGCGGGATGTCCATAAGCCTCACCCCTATCTCCCCCTACAGCCTTGTTTGCCTCTTCAAGAATGTTCATTGCTTTTTCTTCTTCTTTCGTTTCTCGTAAGTCAGGCTCTATGAATCTGTGCCCCATTTTCCTTTAGACATTATTCCTCCTCTAGAGATAGCTGCATCAGAACGATTGCAGCCTGAATACGATCTGCCGCAGTAATAGCAACATCATTGTGTGGAATACCGGCAGCAACTTCAGCCAGTGTGTCTAGTGCTCTTGTTCTCATTTCTTCATTGGTCATACTGTGAACTCCTTTCCGGCCACTACGCATGAGTAGCCCTTTGAATTTACGATTGGTACTCCTTGAATGTGCGTTGTTCCATTTTCTGGATTCTGAAAACCTACTCCGAACCCTAGGCTCCACTGTCTGCGAAGCTTAATCTTGTGCATGTAATCAACCTTCTCGATATCTCCTAGCCAGCCGAATGACCAAGCCGGGTAGTGCTTACCGAGTGCATCGCCCTCAATGGTAGCAGCGTAGCGATGGGTATGGCCGACCACTATTGGATGCTGGAACGTGGCGGCTGCGCGGAAGATTGCATATGGGCCTGTAGAGCCAACATCGTGAGTCATATAAAGCTTTCCTACCTTGATATGTTCTTTGTAGGGAACATATTCCCATCCCCTTAATTCCAAGTTAAATAGCCGAGGGACAGTTACGGTTTCAAATAGCTCGGGGGCTGTATCCATGAGATAACGAGCAAGTCTGTCTTCATGGTTCCCTCCGATAAAGATCTTTCTTTCTGCACCAAGGCTGTCCAGTTCATCAAGGGCCTTGTTATCTTGTTCGATTTCTTGGTCAAATGTATTCTCCCTTGTTGGGTCTTTCTGAAAACGTGAGATCTTATAGAAGTCAGCCAAATCACCTAGACATACCAATACGTCCGGTTTAAAGTCTTCCATTGCTGTCAGGAATAAACTCCAAGCCTTACGATGATGATATGGGTGATGACTGTCTCCGAAAAATGCGAATTTCTTAAGAGTTGTCTGCATACACTTTCTGAGCAAGACGGTTAAGAGCTTCTTTCCTTACCTTTGTCTTTGGCTCAGGACCGAACGAAAGACTACCAAGCCCGTGGCGCTTCCACCATCGGCTTAGCGTAGTTCGGTCTGCACCTCCAATCTCTGTAGCGATAAGGTCGAATGAACCATACTCTTCATACGCTGCTCTGAGCAGCTTTGGGTCTTGATACCATCTTGATTCCATAGGTGAGATTATAGCACAATCGTCAGCCATAGTAATACTCACTCAGAGGATCATCGAACCAGTGATGAGTCATATCCATAGCTGTGAGAAGTTTGTCTGCGATGTCAAATGAAATGCAGAAGTCATCGTCGTCAAGCATCTTCATGATGACCTTTTTAGAGATTCCAGATCTTTCAGTGAGAACTTTATGGTGTGGGATTTCAGTGGAACTGAGGAGAGGACGTATTGATCCAGAGATGTCGTGACGGACAGTGTTATTCCCATAAAGCGGAAATGTCTTTCCGTAATTAACGACCCATTCTTGATATATTTTCCTGAAGTAAACTGCTGGAATTTTATCATTCAAATCACCTCAACTATACACGATGAAATACAACTTGTGTTTTATCTAGCTTTACATCTAGCGGGGGGTGTTTGGCCCCGAAACGATTCTTGACTGTCCAAACCTGAGCGTAATCAGAATGTTCGTCCTCCCGATAAATACTAAGAAGGACAGCACCCTTCTGCTCAAAAACACCCGACTCTTTAAAGTCATGCATAGAAGGTTCTTTCGGGAACTGGGGATCGGGTCTCCGAAGTTGTGCAAGGGCCAAGAGTGCCACGTTATGTGCAGGGGCCATTGCGAGGAGTCTTTTAACTTCTCTTTCAAGCCCCATACGGTCTTCATATTGGAGTTCATGTAGGTGGTCAATGATAACAAGATCGTGTCCCTCTTTCATGATTAGTTCGATTTCAGGTGCTGAGATATAGCTCTCAGTTACCTGGGCTTCATTGTCTCTAATCCATTGCTTGCATTGTTCTTCGTTGTCGAATTGTCTCGCATATCTTTCAAATAGATCAGATGGAGTCATTTCCAGGGTTACAAAGATGGCATTCTTTCCGCACTCAATTACATGCCGCCATATTTGTAGCGCCAGGGCTGTCTTACCGCCCCCTGGGGGGCCACCTAGGAGCATGGCCCGTCCCTTCGTGAGAGGCGGCAGGAAGCCATCGAACAGGTTGGGCAAGGCCTCACCACTGTCTCCCGATTCCACCTGATCTAGCCATTCCTGCGCTGTAAGTAGAGGAATCGAAGTCACTCGACACAGCCTAGCGAACGTGTGCTATGCTAGGAGAGCAGAGGGACAGAGCCGCAAGTGATGCGGTCTTTTGCAGAGGGGGCCGAAAGGCCCCCTTCTTATTGCCCTTGCAAGGAAACCTAATACTCAAGATTCTCAAGACTCTCTTTGGTGACGATTTCCATATCAACGCCGTAGGCCTTGTTTATCTTAAGGCGGTCAGCAGTCTTTTTAGAGTTTCCATTAAGAGTGCATTGGAAGACCCTAAACTGCCCGTCTTTAACTGCCCAAACATCAACTGGAGATTTACTAGAAGCGCTTCTTGCGGCCATATAACCGTTAGCCCGGAGACGGATGACAAGCTCACGCTCCAGATTTGCCCCTCTTCGGTATTGGTTAGCCACAATTTCCTCTAGTCTATCTCTGACAACACTCTGCTCCGAGAGGGCAATACTTTCCAGCCCAGGGATGAGTGACGTTTCCTCTCCAGTCTTCTTTGTCACCGTATTGCTCATAATTGAAGACCATCTCCTTGTAGATCTTCGCAACGAATGCTAGAAAGTCCTTGCTCGGCGTACCAACGTAGAAAGGGTGCGCGATGCTATCAGGTACAACAACCGGATTTGTTGAGTTTCTTGTGACCACATGGAATTCTCCTGGCTGTGGGTATTTGATTTGGTAAATGTTCATCTGCAATTTCCACTCAGGATTTAGTTCCGGTTTCCGGCTAACATATCCCGTAGTTTTAACATCAATGATTCCACGCGATGTCTGAATATCGACATATCCAAGCAGAGGTATTGGTATTCCCGGTATTTCAACCAGGATTTCTTGCTCTGTTTCCAAAACGTCAAGAAACTTACCTACTTTCTCGTAGTAATTCCAGAGCATTTTCTCTGCCCATTTCTTGGCAGCCTCTGGCTTATCTTTCCAAATTACTTCTTCGTTCTCTTGCAAAGCCGACTGCATCGACTCTTCAAAAAAGTTGCCTACTTCCTGTCCCAGTAGCAAACGACTAAGGCCAAGATGTACAGCAGAGCCAATAACAAGGCTACTAGAAGAAGAACCTCTGATACCACGGATATACACCTCCTGCCACTGTCGAGGACAGCGTAAGAATAGAGAAATAGATGATGCGCTTAAATGTTCTAGGGGAAGCATTACAGCCCTTCTTCGTGATATAGACAGCCATCCCAATCACTAGGAACTGGCTTATTAACGTCATAGAAAACCTTTACTCTTGCCGGTTTAACCCCACGGTTAATGATGTCATTTCTTAGATTTGTATAAGGAGCAACATCGTATGGAGTCATATCCCCGTAGTAATTCTGAGGGACAACGACAAGATTAATATCGTTATTCAACACATTGACAAGCTCTTGGGTAAACCATCCTCCCTGATGCGGCTCAAGTGTCCAGGCGATAGGCCCCTTCGGAACCCACTTTCGATATTCAAGGATTGTGTTCTTGACAAAACTAGGGTTGTGATACTCAATATCGAACATATATCCCTGAACTCCACCTGCTAGACCAACTTCGTCAGCACAAGCCTTTGCGTAGACTGCTGGATCTGTATAGCCAATCCAGCGTGGATCAGAGAAGATTCTGTAACCGAAACCCTGTGAATTAACTCCTGCTTTATAGGCAGGGTTTACTTCATTCTTATTGGGTTTCCAGCCTGCGGCAGTATCTACTAGAGAAGGAACGTAAAAATCAGTAACCCCTCTATCATGCATTTTCTTCCAGGGAGGCCACATGGCATCTCCACCTGGATTAGTTCTCCAAATTCCCTTCATACCAATAGTGTATCAGGGGGGAGGCTGGATATCCCTAAATATCCCTTCCGCTGTCAGGTCACAGCGTTTTCGCAAGAAGTGCCTCTTCCCCCTGATTTTTTAGATTGGCCTTACTTTGTTGCGTTTACCAGAGCAGTTGCCTGATCTGAAAGAGCACTCATTTGCTCGCTGGTAAGCGGGAACTCAAAATTAGAGTCCGATGCAATAAGTAGCTCAATCGAGCGACCATAGGCCCACTGCCTAGCAATTCTCTCCTGAGTCTCAGGAGTCCTAGGGGCAGCACCATTCGATGCCGTCTTAGCCCTAGGCTTGGGGGAATCCTTAACGCCGTTGATCTCGTTCAAGTAAACGTTGGTGTACTTCCCCTTCGTTACGCGAGAAACAACTACATCAGCGATGGTCCCACGACTCTGGAATGCAGCCTTCGCCAATTCCTCAGACTTAGTTGAAGCCTTTGAGTCATCCTCAAAAACAACCTCAAACCAACCCTGGGCGTTGGGTCCGTCTACTTCCTTAACTGCCAGTGATAGTGTTTCAGCCATATATTTACCTCCTTTCGCTTATCTCTTTGAAAGTGGACTTGCTTTGTTTACTACAGTTCAGACTGATGTGTCCATTTATCAACCACATCGTCATATGTTTTTAGTGGTGTTTCTCCGGGTACAGCAGATGTAGTTGCCCCGAAGTCTTCAGATGCTCCGCTACCTCTCCGAGTAGCGCGGGATCTAATTTCAGAAGTTGCTTCATCTCGCTCTCGCTTCCGCACCTCAGCAGCATACTTTGCAGCTTCACGGACAGATTTCTCTGCGTCTCCGGACTGATCGTAGAAGTAAAAAGCCGTTCTTTCGGCGAGGTCATGGTCGAAACTGCCAACTTCTGCCTCCAATTCTCCGAACATAGTTTCCATCTGCTTCTTTCCCTGCTCCTGAGCCGCAGTCTTTACATACGGAGTAACAGACTGAAGCCTCTGGTCAACCACTCTATCAATCAGGGCTGCCATTGTGTAGGGATCACTCAAGTCAATTTCAGACATATCCGGCATTCCATCATCTTCCGGAGGCTGAAAATAGCTGTCATGCTCTGCAAGCTTGGCCTGCAATTGCTTATTGCTTTCCTGTAGAGCCTCAAAGTCTTCCCTAGAAGGGGTCCACGCGGGAGCTTCTGGGGCTACTGGCTCGGGCGGAGCAACTGCCCCACCTTCGTTTTCAAAGTTCTGTTCGTCGCTCATCGGTTAGCAGTATAGCACAACTATTGCGTCTTCTGCGCTTCAAGTTCCTTTCTTCTGATTTCTCGCTTTCTTTTCGCTCTTACGCGCTTGTTCCTTGTTAGCGTGAAGTTTTTTAAGCCATCCAAATGTGGCATTAAAATATTCCCTACTTTCTTTAGTGCGAGGATTATACCTCCACTGAATTGCAGCTTCACCTTCAAGCTCTTGTGGAAGCCTTCCCGTAGACTCAATAAACCTTTCCCTTTGAATCCACGGGAATTTTTCCATGTTGTTTTGGTGTTTTATCTCACGGGCTATTGTGGGCCTCCTACTTGGGGTACGGGAGGAAGTGTACCAACTGGAGCGGTCACTCCGGGGCCTCTTGTACCGGCTCCTGGGGTTCCAGGCTGTGGACCTACCGACCCAGGCTGCTGTGCCGCTGTCTGTCCCTCCTGTGGTCCCTGAGAACCAGGTTTCTGAGCCTGCGCGGCCTGTAGATGCTCCTGACAATGCTGCTCAATAATCCCCGCTACCACCCCGCCGTCATGATCCCCCATATTAGCCATAGAGTGCATATTGCTTTGGAATGCCCTATGGATTTCAACATGGGCAAGATCGTCGTCTTCGGGACTGACAGGAACGATCTGCTTCGTATGGAACATGACAATGTTTTCAAGCTCCGCCTTATGCTTAGAGGTATTGCTCAAAGAAGTAGGAAGCTTCTGAGGCTTACCGGCATTAAGCGACTCGACATACCAAGTCATTGGAAGAGGCTGTTGAATAGCAATAGCCGCAGCCCAAATGTCATTGATCTTCTGCAACTCGGCTGCCTGACTCCTAGGCAATGCACCCTGCTTCGGAGCAATAACAAGATACCTCTCAGGAATTTCATTGGCAGAGAAGAGGAATGCTCTCAAGGCCCCATCAGGCCCTGCGATCTCCATATTCTTTTCCTTCGGCCAATTACGCATTGATTCCATCGTGTCAAAACTTAGTTCAATAAAACCAAGGCGAATATCCTGGGCAATAGGATCAAGCTTAAGAGCATCGTTTTCGGTAAGCAAAGCCATAGCTGAATAAGCAGAAACTCCCTGAGGAGGCTGTCCGAGAGAAATGGACTTCATACCCATTGCCTTCTCTACATTTTCATCTTGCAATTTAATGTCCTGAAGCATCCACTGACCAGGCTGGAAACCAGACCAAACCTGAGGAAGCGGGGCACCTGGACGGATCTCAACATATTCTCCAGGCTCTCCTGTTCTAGGCCTTGCAAGGCTTTGCTCTTCAGTAAAGATTTTGGGCATACCACGGTCAATCGTGGTGTCAATCTGCGTTAGCCTTTTATTTCTAATCGTCTGAGCACCAATGCCCCCCTCGATAAAAGCAACTCCTGGGAAACGTCCTGGGACGATCTGCCAACGGAAGTAATGAACTCCAGTCTTAGGACCTTTGGGATGGTCTGAATAGGGCAAAGAAGGGATAACGTCAAGAAGGTTTGTCTTAGTAAAGATGATCGTTCGACCCTTCTTAAACTTGGAATTGGGCTTCTCATAAAGGGTAAATACCATCACCTTGTTAGACATAGTGCTTTTGGTTTCTTCTTTAAAACCAAGTCCTGAAGTAAGACTTCCAGAGGACTGAAGATTCTCGGCAAGAATGCCTTCTGCCATCTCGCCGTAACGCGCATGAACTTCCATCACATCAATAGGACGACCAATAGCCTCCCAAGAGAACTCTGAGGGGTCCTCTTCGCCGGAAGGCCAGAGAATGTTTTCCAGAGAAAGCATTTCCCAACAAACCTTTCCCTCCCTAAGCGTGGAGAAAGCCGCCCTACCGCCGTCCTTAGCTGTCTCAGCTACATATTTCCGAGCTTCTTCAGCATCAGTAATAGGACGGCCATCCTTGTATGGAATATCTCCAATAATCTCTCCATAGCTTCTGTCATACCTACAGCGAATAGCCGCAGTTCCATCAATAGCAAGCAGACGCAAGAGGGACAGTACCTTTCTTTCTCCGTCCCATTCATTATCCCAACCCCAGGTATACGCATCATTGAGCATGATGGTAATCTCAGCGGCCTGTTCGTCAGGCTGTCCTGCTAGGAAATTAGGCTTGTAATCGTTAGCAGCCAATCGTCCGATTGCTGACTGGACGTACTGGCCGAGAATGTCAGAAGTGACCATTTTGACGGATACCCCAGAGATGGTCCTATATCGGGCATCCAAAACTCGACCATCCTGGGGGTTAATGTCAAGATGCTGCTTTTTGGCAGCGAACTTACGATTAACACGCACTTGTGGTAGGAACTCATCTCTATGCTTCTCGCTTTCCTCTACTCGGGCAAGTGCAGGCTGAAGGATATCTTCAACCTTGTAGACGGTATCACCAATTTTAATGCTGTCAGGCTGTGCCACCCCTCTAGTTTACAGGGTCCTCCACATATTTGATAATGCATTTAGCCAAATAAAGAGCATCCTGTGGCTGTAAATAGATTCTGGGGATTTCTCTGGCATAGGACAGTCCTGAATAAGAAGTTAAATGAACCTCACCTTCTGGATTGATAATGGCCTCAACTCCCCCATC